AGATAGTCCGAAGGAAACATGCCCATAAAAGTTAAAGAGATGAGTCCGGTGGAGATCGGGCGTTTGAAAGACATCGGCATGTACGCCGTTGGTGGTGTTGCTGGACTCTACCTGCAAATTGACTCGCCGGGTGCTGCCAGTTGGATTTTCAGGTATGGGCCAGCAAAGAAGCGCCGCAAGATGGGTTTGGGTGGCTACCCTGATATGACCATTGCCATGGCGCGCGAGGCAGCCCGTGTCGCAAAAGAGAAGTATCGAAACGGCATCGACCCGATTAACGAGCGGAGCGACGCGCGGATTGTCATGGCTGAGAAGCGTGAGCGTGATAAGACCTTTGAATATTGCGCCGAGGAGTACATCAGATTCAAGACGCCGGGCTGGTCGAGCCCCAAGAGCGCTGGCCAGTGGACTTCAAGCCTCACCACATACGCATACCCGACGCTTGGGAAAATGTTGGTTCGTGACATCAAAATCAGCCACGTCAAGGCGGTTTTGGAGCCGATCTGGTACGCAAAAACAGACACTGCAAAGAAGGTGCGCGGACGAATTGAGGCGGTGCTCGACTTCGCTGCAGCCCACGACTACAGGCCCAAGGGCTACAACCCGGCGGCCTGGGGCGGAAATCTGGAGACCACCCTCCCCAGCCCTAACGATATTCACGACGTTGAGCACCGCAAGGGCGTGGAACCGGAAAAGATCTCGGAATTCATGACCGAACTTCGCAAGAAGAAAAGCGTCACGGCCAAGGCGCTGGAGCTTCTAATTCTGACCAACGTCCGCTCGCACAATGTCCGGTTTGCAGCCTGGGACCAATTCGATTTGGTCAATGGCCTGTGGACGATCCCGGGCAAGGAGCGGAAGAAGATTGTCGACCCCAATGCTGTCAAGAAGCCTGGGCAGCACATGAAGACAAAACGGCTGCACCGCGTGCCACTGTCTACCCAGGCACTGGCACTCTTGAAATCTCTGGGCCGGTTCGCTAGCATCGATCTACTTTTCCCCTCCCCGTCCAAGCAAACCAACTTGTCGGACGCCACCATGGGCAAGCTGATGAAGGAAATGGGCTATGACGCTGTCCCCCATGGCTTCCGGTCCACATTCAAGGGATTCACCGCCGAGGAGACCGATGCCGATGTCGAAGTGAAGCGCACGGCCATGGCCCACTCACTCGGCGACAAGTTGGACGAGGCGTACTGGCGCACGGATGTGTTCCGCAAGCGCAAACGCCTGATGCAGGAATGGGCAGATTTCATTGACAACCCGCCCGACTACTACAAGGACAACGTGATCCCGATCAACGCCACAGCAGCAGCGTAACCAGCGCGCGCGGGGCGGTCCGAAGCGGCCCCGGCTGGGATATTTAGTCGGTTTGCAGTGCAGACCGATTGCCGCCTTTTCGAGTCAAAACGAGACTTGCGTCACTTCAACTCAATAGGAAATGTGATGCCAAAGAAAATCGTTTTTGATGCCAATGGCCTGCCGACTGGCGGCAGTACATCATCCCTGCAGGTGCTGGATCAGCTCAAGGCCGATATGCCAACCGCTACATACATCCGTCAGGCGGGCTTGCTTCCAGCGGTCATCCCGATCTCGCCGGCCACGTTGTGGAGATGGGTGAAAAATGGTCAATTCCCTGCACCACATCGCCTGTCCCACCAGGTTACAGCATGGTTGATTGCAGACGTCCGCCAGTGGATTGAAAGCAAGCGCGTGCAGTCAGCAGCATAGTCATCCGGTGCCATGATGGTCGGGTACTCACCGTGTCCGACCAACTTTGGCGACAATGCACGAATTGCAACCAACACAGGGAAAATGCCTTGGAAACCTTCATCAATATCGAAGACCATGGCGAGTGGTTGAATTTCAGGGTTCAGATCGACGGCCAAACTGTCCCCGTTCGGATCACCAAGGAGGCGATCGATGACCACTTCGGGGTGTGCGGCGACGAACCGCTGGCGCAGTCGTATGCCAGACATTCGGAAGAGATCAATGCAATCGCGATTTCCAAGGTGACTCAAGGCTCCGTATACACACGCGAGCATCCGCTAATCTTGCGGACGGCAGACCTATAGATCCTTTGCGACTGGGCCGGGACCATGCCAGCGCAGCAGCTGCCAAATGACTGCACCTACAGATCCATGGCGGCCGTGCCCCAAGCGCCCGGCGGGTTGGCCGTGCGCAGTTGCACCACTCTGAGCAATGCTCAATTGATCTGCTGTAGCGCAGGGAACTACTAACCTCGAAGGCGCCAGATGCCCAGAATTCCGACCTACGAACCAATTCACCCGAACCGGGACGATCAGAGCCTGATGGTTGATAGCGCAGTCCGCCAGCTCGACAAGATGTTTCGTGAGCTGGCCAGGTTTACGCAGGCACACACTGAAGACTCGTGGACCGTCGGTAGTGACCACGGCATCAACTTCGCCATTTCAGCCTGGCAGATGCGTGATTGGGTATGGGCTGAACGCCATCGGGTAGAACCAGATCGCTTCATGAAGGTGCTGGGACTGTCGCCCGAGGGTACCGACAAGGAATTGATCAAACAGATCTACGCGGCTTGCCCCGAGCTGCGCGTCTGCCGTCTGATCGCCACTGCTGCAAAACACGTCACAGTCAAGGCCGGAGACCCCAACGTCAAGATCTACAGGGCTTGGCGATCAGGACCATTGCGGCCTGTATGGATTGTGGAGACCAAGGAGCAATGCCGACAGGCAGTCGAACTGTTCCGGGTCGTTTGCAACTTTTGGGAAAGGTGCCTGTCCTCAATGTTTCTGATCGAGGACAGGTTCATCACATTCAAAGCGCGGGACGGTTTCGACAACTTCTAAGCACGCTCTGCGATTCTTGCCAATCAGATCAGCGCGACTTTTTCTTTGCGGCGACCTTCTTTGATGGAGCCTGCGCCAGGTCGGAGGCGACGATAGGACGAAGTGTCTTTGGCGTCTTTGGGTCAGCCAGCGCCTTGCCGGCCTTCTTTGCCACAGGCTTCGAGGTTTCCTTTGCGTTCTTGGTGGTTGCCATCTTTCCTCCTTAAATTCCCACGGACCGCGTGGGTGCAGCTATTTTTTTGTGATCGCGTCTATCAATTCATAAACTGAGCGCAAGGCTTCCGATGCAGCTTGCTCTACCGCCTTAATCCTGGCCAGCGAATCCGATTCACGAATGGTGATTGCCTTCAGATGAAACTTGTATTGAATATCCAGAAGCGCCAATTCAACATCAAGCGCAGCGACAGCATCACAGTCGACCCCTCCACTGAAATTGCAGGAGTTTGAATAGGCATTCCGAAGTCCGGCAGCCGCTTTCCGCAAGTTCTGCATTGAGGCAATGCGGTCAATTTCAATCTTCTCAAAGGACTGCGCATGTGCTTGTATGGAGGCCAGGGCTGCCAATGAAAGTATGACCACTACACGTAACGGCATAAAGCTCAAACGCAGGAAAATACAAGGGTTGCTTTGGGGTAGTTGCCAAGGATGTACGGCCCTGGGTTCTCAGTTGTGGAGATCAGTTTGACTGTTTTGAAAAGGCTCGCGCATTTGCCGTGGGCTTCCGCCAGGGCCTCGGCAACCAGGGGCTCACGGCCAGACGGGAATGCACCTGCCTGGCGCGACACGATGTAGGTGTCACCGCCTGCCGCCATGGGGCCCGTGCTAGTTGTGGCACATGCCGACAAGAACACCACCAGCAGCGCGAACAGCTTTGACATGGAACACCCCAATCAGTTGCAGTGGCTTGATGGTGGTTGCCACTGCCGTGCGTGTCAATCACCCAAACGGGTGAGGCTCAGACTACCTGCGGGCCGCAATCACGTCAAAGACCCGACCAGCGTCATCCACGCAGATACCGCCGCCATTCGAGTCACGGCCAGACATATCGCAACGCAACCCCTTTCCACCGGTGCAACTCAGGATTGCCTTGATGGAAGTGTCCCCGGCCATAACCGAGGTGGTGGTGGTAGTGGCCACAGCGCCGCGGCTGCCATAACCGATGGATGACGCGAACCCGAAAGATTCATTTGACGCGACGCGGACGGCGGGCCCAGAGCACTTGGTATCGCCGACGTCGATTGTCATGGTGCCAGCGCCACCGCCACTGCTTTGCAGCTCACCAGAGTACACCGTGCCTGTGTCTCTTGGCATCATGGTTAGGTTCATCGTTCCACCGCAGGCGCTGAGGCCAATGACTGCAACGGTTAGCAAAGCGTTTTTCAGGTTCATGTGCACCAATCAGATGGGACCATTCCCACGTGCGAGCAATGCTGTGCCGACGAATGCCTGCTGTCAATCCCCCATTCAGGTGAATGCAGCGCTGATTTTCAACCGCCTTAATTTTCAGGTGGTTAGGGATAAGCGACGGACGGATGCGGTCATGGTTTGAACCCATCCAGGGCTTTAATCGCCGCATCCGCGGTGTAGTGGGCGCTTGCCAGTTACCGCCAAATCGACATCGATGCGCTCCAGAACCGTGCTCATCTTCTTCTGACCCGCAAGCCACCTTCTATGCGGTGGATGACATGATCCAATTTGCGCAATCTCTTGGGATCGCACGTTGCCGTGCCAGAACGAAGGGATGGGTACCAACGGCAGATGACGGCGGCCAGAGCGTTGAGCTCCGCCACGTACGTAACTATTGGAACCGACCTTCGGCTCTTCCTGGCCATTGACTTTTGAGCTTCTGGCACCTGCAAACCGTTGCAGGTCCGTTTCGATTGTTCACGCATCGGATGGCACCTAATAGATCGTCGCGCCCCGGGCCGCGCTGCTTTCGTAGTCATACTGACTTCGCTTTGGTCCACCCTTCACCACTGCAAAGCGCTTCATCATGCAGGCGTAGCGAGTGGCGGAAATCAGGTCATCGTCAAGCTTCACGATCTTTCCATCCTTACGGTGGTACATGCGGAACTCCTCAAACCAGTCGTTCAAATGTGCAAAAACCTTGAATCGCCCCGTCTGCATACGGTCCAGCATCTCCATGACGCCAGCTTCAACGCTATTGCCTCCTGTGCCCTCCTCCTCACCAGGCTTTGGCGGGTGAGTAGCTTTGTCCTTCAGCATCAATAGGCCCTGCGCCTTGTACTGATTTGCCAGGGCCTCACCGGAGCCTTTGTCGTGCTGCAGGCCATCGTGAGGCCACGCCCACGGCAACCAGTCGCCCCACGGCCTGATGCTTCCGGAGAACATCAGCGGGGTCTGCTCACGCTGTCTGTGCACGGCGGTAACGTAGATCACATCCTCGTCACGGTCCCAGGCAATGCGGCTGGCTGCACTCGGGTGATCCCACCCAAAGTCCAGGCCGCCAAGCTGCACCCAGTGCGCTGGTATCTCAAACTGCGGAACCTTGATCGTTTCCTCGTCAATGGCGAATATGCGGCCAGAGCCAAGCGATGGAACGCCCTTGGTCCTGGCATCGCGCTCATGGGCTGGATAGCTGGCAATGATGGCTTTGCGCTGGTCCTCGGTGTAATGCTCCGCATCGTTGATGGTCATCGTCGTGACGTGAGTGCCGAACGGCTTGTCAATCAGGAACCGCTTCACCACCGTGGACATGCCCTGCAGCGGCGTGAACGTCATGCAGACAATTCCGCCCGTGGCGTTGGTGCGGGTCATGCCCTCCATGTAGATGTCCTCGGGCGGCTCTTCGTCTGCCCAAAAGAAATCCAGCGTCTCACCCTGGAACTTTTCACGCCCCTGGTCGTAGCTCTTGAACCCGATCAGGCTTTCACCGGCCTGCACATCGCCGCCACCACCAAACTTCACCACCATGGTGTCAATGGCATCAGCTACGCCGCGCTTCATCGACTTGTCTTTGATCGCGTTCTTGGGAATGGACCCCGTGCCAATGGCATTGATCCGCCCACACATGATCCGCTGCACAGTGTCGCGCGTGGCCTCGCTGGTGACGCCGGCGGCCCAGCCGACAACGGGCTTTGTGAACTCGCGCCCATCCCACCAGTCAGGATAGCGGCCGGTCAAGTGCATGGCGGACTCAAACCCCATGCTCCAGGTCTTGCCAAGCTGATTGCCAGCGATTAGTAGCCTCTCGCGGGCGGTCTTGCCGGCAGCATGGAAGTCCGCTTGCTTGGGATACGCCCGATAGTCCAGCAACTTGACCTCGGACAGCTTTGCCTTCACCTCAATGGCGAGTGCTGCCAGTGCCTGTGGCGTCAAAGCTGCCAGGTTCTGATAGAGCTTCGATGGCATCATTGATGGCTTTCAATTGGGAGTGCTCCAGGCCATCAAGTGCGCCTGTGCGGATTTCTTTGCGATCAATGAACATGCCGAACTCTTTGCCGATCAGCTCCAGGGCTCTATTTGCGGCGTTCAGGTTTTGCGGTTCACCATCGCCAAGGACTTTGCCGTCATCGTCTTTGACAATCTCTGCCTGCATGCCCATCTCAACGACCTTCACGAGCTTGACCATGACCCAGGCCTTGTCGATGCTGGTCTTCTCGGTGATTCGCGCGGCCAAGTCATCCCTGATCGCCTTCACCCTCGCCGCCACCTCGCCTTTTTGCATGATCTTGTAGGCGCTGTTCCAGATGGTCTCGTCCTTCATCTTGGAGGCGCTGTAGGCCGCTCTGTAGGCATCGGCCTGCGTCATGCCATCGGCAATCGCTCTGGCGAACTTTTCTTGTCGGTCGGTGAGGGCCATGTTGAATATGGATTGGGTGGGTCGACGCGGGGAAATTAGGAAAATGGCTCGTAACGGGCCGCAAGAGCCGATTGATCGGTTATCGGCGCGATCCTGGCATTGACTTCCTCCAACTGCGAAATCCGTTCTTCCATGCGACGCCAGCGCTCGGCTTGCAGAACTTCCAAGCCATTGCCCAGGGCGCTTGCAGATGAAAGCTGAAGCAAGTCCTTATACAGGCCAAAAGAGTCCAGTGACTCCTCTGTCGGGCTGTGAACGAGCTGATTGGAGTAATAGGCTTCAAGTTTGGTCGAAACATGATCGTTGACGCCAGGAATCGCGCCTACCACTTCCAACAGCGCCTCCATGGCACATTGCGTAGCAGCCGTGGCACCCATTTCAGTGAGCACAATGCGGCGCACCGTCTGGAATGCACCCTCCAGCTGCTGGATGCGGTCAACCATTTCTTCGGGGCTCAATGCGCTGCTCCAAAGGCATACAAGCTGCCAAAACCATTTGCATTGCGCGACACCTCACGCGTGGCGCGGTCTATCAGCTCCTGCTCAGACTCGCCGGGCATGCGCGTCCAAAAGCGATGCATGTCATCACGAATTCTGGTCACTTCGTCGTCCAGGTGGCCAGGGGTCACATACTGGCGAATGATGGTGAGCTCGTCATCGGCCGAATCTGAGGCTGCCCGTGAGGTGTTTTGAGTATCGATGGTCATTTGTTGTCCTCTGTTGGTGATGAGTGCTGATGTCAAAGCAATGCGTCCAAAGGCTCGCCAAATACAACGCCGTCTTGGATGGGTGACAGGCCAGTGCGAGCCAAGGCCTCATCTTGGCTTTCACCTGTCTCGACGATCACCACTCGCGCGCTGCCAAGGGAAGTGACCCACGATTTTTCTGCCACTACGTTTCTAAGCTCGTCATCGGTGGGCGGAGGCGCATTTGCAGCAAAGCCTGCAACTTCAAGCAGCTCTGCATCAGACATATCCGCTGCTGATTCAAAGCTCGTTGTGTTTTGGACGGTCGTTGTGGAGATTTCGTTGGATTGCATGTTGGGTCCTGTAAAGGTTGACACGTCTCAGCTAGCGCTGTGGCATCGGGATGGGGGTTGCGAGTCGGCTGCCGATCATTGACCCGGCCGCGCCCGCGCCTCTGGCCACATTGGAATTGCGTTGGTTCAAACGGCGTGCCACATCCATCAAGGCATTGATGTTCTGCTGACCCTCTGCACCTTTGGACAGCAGGATCTGGCCCATCTGGTCGCGTACTGGTTGTGGTGTGGCCACACGGTTCCATGCGCTTTGTGCCGAGCCCAATGCACTCAGCGCATTGCCCGCCTTTGCACTGGCCACCGCGCCGCCCACGTCAGACAGAGCGCCCATATCTAGGTCACCGGCGCCGAACTGGCGCGCCGCAGTCTGCGAGCCACGACCAACCGACTCCAGACCCTTCAGCCGTGCTTCTTTGGCAACATCAGCGGAGAACTGGCGGAAGGTGTTTTCATCACCGAAGACCGCCTGCAGCTTTTCACGCGTGGCCGGTTCCTTCCACATCTTCAGAATCTCCGTCTGGCCTGATTCCTTGCCCAGTTTGTTACGCAGGCTCTCGAATGCACCCAGACGGAAGGCCTGCTGCTCGGAGTCGGACATTCCATCGGTCAGACCAGTAATTGCAGCGCCATC